GTAACGCACCGGAGGCCAAACTAGCTATCTGCCCGGTATTTAATCCGGCCGTTCGCAGTGCAGACTCTACGCCAGGTACTATGCCTCCCACCTTGGCCAGCTGTCCCACCAGCGCCGATGGATCTCCTAAGTTGGGAAGATTGTTCATGTCGATGAGATTGCCCAGTTTGCCCATGTCGCTGCCCAAAGCACCAAAGGCCTGCGTGACTTGATTGAAACTACCTGTGATAAGATTGTCCATGCCCCCGGTCAAGGAGCCAAAGGTTGAAGACAATCCCCCGATGTTTAACCCGCTGTTGATTAACTGATTGGCTTGCCCTAAGAAGCCGTCAGCGGAATTGAATATCTGACCAAATTTAGTAAGATCGCCGGCGCCCATGATGTTGGTAGCAGTGGTATTGATCAGCCCAGTGAATCCCCCATTGAAAACGCCAGTGGCACCACCAGTCAGTGTTGAAAGACTGGATGTAAATCCACTGGGTATGGCATTGGTCAATGCAGGAAATGTGCCGGCACCCAAGGTGCGCAGGCTGTCTAAGGTGCCACCTCCTAGCACCCCGGTAGCGCCGGAGACAATGTTAGAGAATTCTCCGGTGATGGGTAGGCTAGAAAAACTTCCAAGAGCGCTGGTCAATCCCGCAGCCGGGCCCAGAGCCGATCCAAGACCTGCGATGGCACCAGCACCAGGCAACATGCCGGCACCAGCTATACTCCTCACTGCACTAAGTGGGCCGCCGCAACTCATACCGTCATCCTATGATCACATCAGCAGACCCGGTGGCCACTCTGGTGCACCCCGCTAGAGAATCGCCTACACGGGCAGCAGGACGACCATTGATGAACACTGAAGAAGATCCGCGACTGATTGAAGCGGTGTGCCTGGGACATTTCTTGCCAGGTCGTAGATGGCCGGTTGATACATCTCCTTGCCTGGCAGCACCACGGCCGTTGATTTTTACATCACCAGATGCCGAGGCTATGGTATATCCACTGCAATGTGGTACTCCGGCATCACCTTTTCTTGCCGCTGCAGGCATGTTCTATCTCCATCAATCTCTCAAACTTTGGCACCCAAGAATCAATTTCATCATGCTGTTCCTGGGTATGTGGGCCTGGCGGTATTTCGGGACAGAATTCTATTACATGATCGAACACAGCAGGTATGTCTTCATATCTGCTGTATTCATGCAGTTGGCCCGAGATCATGATCACGAACCTGTGTGGCATGCTAACCAGTTATGATGGACTTGCGCACGGGTGCTATTCCCGTGGTAGCCTGGATCCAACTGTCACGCACGTCATCGCGGGTGTCTGCGATCATGGCCCAACTTGAATTATTTAGCCTGACAGTTTTGTCCTGGTTTGCTGAGAACAGCGCGGGCATCATCTGCAGCCCTTGCTGGCTGATCACGGTCATGATAGGGTGCTCGATTATCATGTGGTCAGCATTGATTTCCAGTATCCGGGCAACGAATTCTTCCCCAGTTAATAACTTGAATGTGTGTACTTGATTGATTTCGGGTTTCATAGGGTCTGGTCTTGTAAAGAATTGCGCAGTTCGATTTCATTGACGATATCTTCTGTGCTCATCTTACTTAAACCAGTCCAGCCACCTTCGACAAATATCTTGCCATCCATAAAGATCTGAGGAACGGTACGCAGTCCCTGTTGGGTGATAAATTCACGGGCTTCGGCATCATCTTCGATGTTGACTTCGCGGAAGTTGATATTTTTGGAGGTGAGGTAATTTTTGGCTTGCACGCAGTAAGGGCAAACGGTTTTTGAATATATTACGAGCATTATAGTGAAAGTCCAGAAAGGGTTGACGAATCCACATCTTGTTTGGTACCACCAATGACATAAGAAGTGATCTCTGTTTCTTGTGGCGCTACCTGCACTTCGGCGCCCGCGATCCATTTCTGTGTCCATGGCAAAGGATTGCTGCCGCCACGAGCCGTGGTAGGAACTCCAACTGCGGTCATGCGTTTGTGACCAATCCAATCAACATAGTCTGATAGCAATTGTTGATTTAGACCGATCATGCTGCCATCTTTGAAAAGATACGCTGCCCAATCTTTTTCTTGCTTCATGGCAGACTCATACATTTGTACCAGTTCAGGCATGGTCTCTTCGCGGATGCTGACATAATCAGGGTCGTCCTGCGGCAGTATTTTCAGCATCTGCTGAGTAAATGCCAGATGCACGTTCTCGTCTCGGGCGATGAGTTTAATAATCTTTGCGTTGCCCTCCATCTTCTTGAGCTCCGCAAACGCCCATGAGCAGGCGAAAGACACATAAAACCGTATACCCTCGAGAACATTGACCGAGGCCAAGGCCAACCACAATTTTTTCTTGAGTTCATATTCTGTGATCTCCACTTTCCGGCCGTTGATGTCATGGTTACCAACACCCAACATTTGATAGGCAGTACTATACTCAACTAGATCGTCATAGTATCTAGTGATACCATTGGCACAGGCGATGATCTCCTCGACCTCCAGCATCTGATCAAATATTTCGCTGGGATCACTATAGACATTCCGGATCAGATGTGTGTAACTGCGACTGTGGATAGTCTCATTGAATGTCCAAGTAGCGATCCAAGTTTCTAATTCAGGCAAGGTGGCCAAGGGCAAGAAGCCAAGGCTGGGACTGCGACCTTGTACCGAGTCAAGCAGGATCTGCCGTTTGAGATTTGAGGTAAAGATATGCTGTTCGTGCGGTGTGAGATCTTTGAAATCTTTGGCGTCACGCAACACATCAACTTCCTCTGGTCGCCAGAAGAATCCCAACTGTTTGTCAGTGAGTTTGTCAAACTGGCGATACTTTAGTGTATCATATCTCTGCATACCCACACCACCTTGAGGATCAAGGAAGGCCAGGCTCTGGGTATGATCTCTATTTTTTCTTAGATTTAAAACGCTCATTGTGACCTCTATATTTTACAACTGTCGCAGTCGGCATCGTCGGCTTGCAAAGTCATATCAACTGATTCAATCACTACTGATTTTTGATTCAACTTGTCTAGGTCGATCTCGCCTTGGCCGTCGTAGGTATTGAAATAATACAATTGTTTACCACCGTATTTGTAAAACATGATCATGTGCTTGAGCATGTCGCTCATTGGAATCTTCTCATCTTCGTAGTGCTGCGGATTATACGAAGTGTTCACGGAGATACCTTGATCAATGTATTTTTGCAGAACTGCCATGATTTTCAAATAGCCTTCGGGAGATTTCTGATCCCATAAAAGCTCATATTTGTTCTTGAGTCGGCGGAACTCGGGCACTACTTGCTTGAGCACACCGTCTTTGCTCTGCTTGATTGACACATAACTGCGTGGGGGTTCTATGCCATTGGTGGCATTGGAGATCTGTGCCGAAGTCTCCGCGGGCATCAGGGCCATGAGTGTGCTGTTGCGGATACCGTGCTCGCGCAGGCGTGCTCGTAATCCAGTCCAATCCACCGCATCCGCATGTGGTACCAATTCATCAACTTCTCGTTTATAGGTATCAACTGGGAGGATACCACTGTGATATCTTGTCTCGTTGCTGGCCGGACATGCACCGTGTTCTTTGGCCAGATCCACTGACGATTTGATCAAATAGTAACTCCAGTGTTGTGCCCAGCGGTCGATCTCGGGCAATGCGGCAGGATCGCTGTAACTGAGATCATTCTTGGCCAGCCAATAGGCCAAGTTGATGATACCCACGCCCAAGGGTCTGCGCTTGTCTGTGGCGATCTCAGCGGCCAAGATAGGGTAATCCTGATAGGTCAGCAAGGCATCCAGACCTCGCACTGCTAGGGTACAGGCCTTTTCCATGTCCTCGGGATCACGGAACACACCCCAGTTGATAGCACTCAAGGTACACAGCGCGATCTCTCCTTGATCATCATTGATGTCGTTCAGTGGTCGAGTGGGCAGATTAATCTCGCAACAGAGATTGCTCTGACGGATGGGTGCGACTTCTGGCAGGAAACTGCCATGGGTGTTGGCATGATCTACATTCATGAGATAGATCCGGCCGGTATCTTTGCGTTCCTGCATGAATCGGGTGAATAGATCAACAGAGATCGGAAGA